TCTTCACCTAAGTTTTCAACTAAGACATCATATAAATCCGATTTAAGCCCCATTTTTAAACTTCGCCTTTTCGTCTACTTTTTTCATTACTTCAGAATAATTTTTCGTAAATGCATTTGCCAAATGTTCTGGTAATTGTTCTGTATTATCCTGTACAGATTGAACTTCAGCTTCACCTTTACCCTCAACAGATTTCCAATCATCAGATTGTGCAGTTTCTTCGAGTAACTGATTCAATACTTTGTTGGTTGTTTTAGGCGTAGCTACGTTTTCTGTGCTAGCTTTTACTAAACTTTTCATACTCGTATCTTTAGTAGATTTTGATCTAGCTTTATTCATATTACTAGTATTACTCTTAACTACTATTTCATTTAACTCTTTACGAAGTCGAGAAAAACTATAATCTAACTCTTCTCTTATTACTTCTCTAATTAACTTTTTAAATACAGATAACTTCATTTTATTAACTCCTATTTGTTTCTATGAAATGATGACGACTATAAAATCTTGGACCACCAATTGATCTATCAGATAATGGTATTCCATTTTCTGTATCATATTGTGGATTATATTCATCACTTAATTCTCTCATTACTTCATTTATTCTTGTAGTCAATGGTATACTACCAGCATCCACCAACGGTACTGGTACACCTTGTACAAGAGCGTGTGCATCTTGCAAAATACTTGTAATTACTGCTAAAAATTCTCCTAATTTATCACCCAATACCATAGGTTGAGACCTTTGTTTAGCACCCTTACCTATATAAATATTCTTTGACTCTAATACTGTGAATCCTTTATTTGTTAATGTAAAATTTTTACCTGCACCAAAATTAATGTTACGAAATGCTGAAACAGTTAAATCATTTTCTCTTGCATCAAAAGTTATCCTATCAGAAAAAATTATCATTTGGTCAAATTCATTTTGTTCATTTTTATCAGGTTGAACTTTACCGTAATCATAATTAAATGCCTTTTCTTCACCATCATTTCCACTAGCTATAGGATAAGCATTATAATCAGAATTAGTTGCATTAATAGTATCACAGGAAAGTATAAATGGTTCTAAGCCGTTTCCTGGACCAGTGGGGAAATAGTCTCTTAATGAACCAAGTGAAAACATAGAAATATGTGAACCATCATTTCTAGTTTCAAAACTAGATATATTCGTTCTATTATTTGATATCGTTATTAATGGAAATTTTGATCTAGAACCAATACGTATTGAATTTCTATGTCTTCCTTCTAAAACCAAATCACTATATTTAGAATCCAAAACACCATCAGCATCGTATGGAATATTTTTCTGACCTGGGAAATCTAAATCACTTCTTGCTTTAATTAATTTAGATACATAAAGGCTAGGGAAAAGTTTACTATAACCATTAGCATCATCAGTTGTTTTATTAGTTCTATTTTTGGTATTATCAGGAGTATAATTTGGATTATTAGATATATTTAATGGACCTAAATAAAAAATAGTACCTTCAACATCAGTAAATAAAACAGCATCACCTCTTGCAATTGAATCATTTATACCTCTCAATAAAGGTCGAGCTGGAAATTTGCCTTTCGAGTACCCCAATTCAGATTTAGAAGGGGTAATTATAACAACTTGACTAGAATCAGTTGGTACATTACTTTTATCACCAACATATTTTGTAACATCACTTCTAGTCGTAAAAACTCTTTCAACATGTCCAAGATGAAATTCTAATTCCGGAAATGTTATAGAATCTGGTCTTATACCATAATCATTTTTATAATCTTTCCGTAATATTCCATTACCATTAGCCATTAACTTTCTATCCTTTTTCTAATTTTATTCATTTCTATTTTATCTGATTTATCTTGAAGTGAAGCAGCAGCTTCTTCTAAAGTATCTATTAATTCTTGTTTTTCTGCATCTGATAACAAGGAAGTATCATCAGTAAAATCTATATGTTTATTCATAATCCGTTGGATTACTGTAGCCAACTTTAATAAATTATCATCGTTCTTTACTGCAACATCAAATAATTCTTTTAAAACTGGACCTACAATAGCAACATCTTCTATAGATTGTATGTAGCCATGCACCTCTTGGATAAAAAGGTCAATTTGAGTCTTTTTTAATTTAGAATTCTCGTATATCTCTTTGGATAAATCAGAGAAGTTCTTATCGTCGAATATTTTAAAATCTTTTTCCATGACATTCTAATAATAAATATAGAATGTATAGAAAGTTATAATGAACCAGAAAGGTTAAAATTTTCTATATGACCGTATTTTAATACTTCTTCTTGAAGTTTAGGATAAATTTTGCGAAATACATTTGATATTTGAGTTATTTTAGAAGTTTTAACATCAGTCATTTCACGTATCATAATATAAATTGCTTTTTTATTAAAGTTATCAATTGAATCTTTGTTTTTACACAAATATAATATTGATTCAGCAATTTTTCTATCATTTTCTTTTAGAAATAAATTTTCTAATTCCTTATCAAAATAACTTATAGTCTTTTCAAATATATCAGTCGATACAGATTGTTCAATATTTTTATCAATTACTCCTGTATCATAAAGAGAATCAATGTCATCATGACTTTTCATTTTTTTGTAATTAGCATTATTATTAAGAATCAAATAATTTTTAGCTACTACAGAAAAATAACTAAAAGCTTTACTACCTTTAGTTTCATCGAACTTATGTATGTTTATTACTAAATTCGATACTACTTCATTTTGTAAGTCTCCAAATGAATAATCAAAATACGAAAATTTATACGTATTGATTATATTTTCAACTAACTTTAAAAACGCAGGGTGGATTATTTCGGTGTATATTTTATGTCTGAAAGCAATATCTTCTGAATGATTATATTCTATAATTGCGTTGTGCGTTTCAGAACCAAAGTATATTTTACTCTTCTTTTTTCTCTTTCTTTTCATCATCAACTTCTCCTGTTATTTCAAATAATTGGTCAAGTTCGTCACCCAGTTGTTTCAATTCGTCAAAAAAGAAACCAACTTCATCATCGGCTTCGAAGTGGCCACTGTCATCTATCATTTTAAGTTGATGTTTTATTAATTCAATTGTAGTATTTATATTTAAAATTATTAATTCATATTGGTTAATTCGTTTTAGTGCATAAAAAATTACCACACCAAAAGATGATGCAATAATTCCAAGTAAAATAGTTGTTATTAAATGTAGCAATTAACACTCGCCAATAATTTGATTCATCAATTGTTTCCATTCATCATCATCAAATTTATCTTCGTGTTTATTTAATTCTTCAATAAATAGCAATTTTATATTTTCATATTGGTCCATTTTATTTTTATATAAAGTATCATCTTCATAAGAAATAATATCTAATATGCCATTTACACAAACATTTAATTCCAATAACCTATTTTTTACCATAGTAAAAAATTCTTTATTTTTTTGTTGTTCAATTTCTAAATCATCAAGTCTATTTAATATATTGACAATTTGATTTTTATTGATTTCCATATATCCATAAATAGTTTTCCCATTAAAAAATCAATTATCATTTATGTTTAATTATTTTATTTTTTATGCCAAAAATTATGTTTTTGTAAATCAAATATTTTATTTCGCAACTCTACATCTGCGTCGTTATCATCAAAGACCTTTATCTCGTGTTCTTTGGCTCTTTTTATTCCTTCTGGGATATCACTATCATCATTTTTATTTCCCATTTCTATTTCTAACTCACAACCCAAATGATTAGTACCCGAACCAATGTAATCAACACCCACGTCAAAAGTACTTTTGCCACATATAGAACATACCCAATCCTTTCGAGCCTCTTGTTCATCCAATTCATATTTGGTATATTCTTTGTAAGAACCTTTAGTTTTTAATGCAGCAGAAATTAAACCTGAAACCATGTTTCTTGCAGCTGCAGATGCTAAATTAATCTGACTATCGGACATATCATTTAATACATCCTTTATTATTTGTTTCATAACAATCTCCTTACCTTTCTAATTACTAAAATGGGGCCGGGTGAAAGGAATAAAAACCCGGCCCCAATAGAGCAGTAATTAGTTTTATACTTACTACCGCTCACTGAGAAAAAATTAACTCATATTAGCATTCTCAACTTCTTCTTCATTAAACAAATCTTCAGAAGAACCATCAGAAATATATTTCTGTACCAACTGTTTCACATAAGTTCTTTCAGACTCTAAACCACCGTCATCCGAAAACTGAGGATAAACCGTAACTTCAGCCGCCTCATCCAGACCAAAGCCATCATAAAGTAATCCAGCCATTTCTACAGAAGTTCTTGTTGAAATTCCAGCAGACAACCTACCAGCTTCAGACTTTGACTCTCCACGAGTTACGGAAGCAATTTCAGCAACTGATTTCAATAAATCAGAATCAACATGTGGAAACATATAATCAAGTAACCCATGCTCTTCATCAGCATTCAAAACATCCATCTCAACAATGATGAATCTATCCATCAGAGCCTTATCCATAACTCTAGTAGAAGTATACTCATTACCAATGTTAGCCGTAGCTACGAAAGTAACACCTTCAGCAACATTAATAGTTTCAGAACCATCTGATTCATCTAACCGAAGATATCTCTGACCATTATCCAAAACAGTCATTAAGATATTCCAAGCATCAGGATGTGCCCGACTTAATTCATCTAACAAAATAACTGCGTCAGGAGTCTGAATCGCTTTTACAAAAAGTGATTCTGAAAAGTAAGTACCTTTTGATTTCTCAAAATGAGTATTACCAATCAAAGTTGATCGAGGATCCTGAGTAGCACCTAAATTAAAGTAAAAGTCAGGACGATCAAGTGCGTTAACTAATGACTTAGCAGCCATAGTTTTACCACACCCAGCAGGACCTGTCATAAGAAGATTCTTACCACGAACTGCTCCTCGAACTAAATATTTCCATTTCAGTTCCTTCATCACCAAACCCTTCGGTTTAAGATTATAAGAACTATGGATGAAGTTCAACATTTCTGCGTGATCTTCTGGAACATCAATACCACTCACATCAATTACTGGAGCGGCGGTGGCTTCAAATTCACTCATTGGAACTTTCCACCAATATGTTCTTCCACCCTTACCTT